GAAACAAATAAAGAGCAAGTTCCCTTTATTAGTGCTACTATGAGTAAAATTTCAGACAAGTGTTCCATTAAAAGAAAGTTGAGCGATGAGGAAGAAGGGGCTGCGGCTCCTGAACCCGTTCAACTGCCGGATATTGAGGACATTGGTGTTGTTGGAATTGAGCGTTCATTGTATACGCTTCGAGAGGCCCGTTCGGACTCTCAGCCTTTGGGTTGGGAAGATGAAGAGTCTTACGAGCCGTACGTTGGTGGTGATATAAGCGCGGAAGAAGAGTTTTCGGAAGAGACAGAGAAGCCGTGGAAGTTCAATTCTTTGGGCTTCAGTGAGGAGAGAGCTGCGAAATCGTTTTATAAACGCGGGATCACGCTGGGTTATCAACTTGGTTGGGTTCACATGTTGAATGGTTTTTTTAAGATCTCTGGAGTTTCAGCTGTTCCGCCAGGATCGGCAGCTCCGGCTTACGAGGGATTCATGCCCAATTGGATAGTTGGTAGGGGGACCTATCATGTTGCTAATTGGTTAGTGGGTTTCTTGTTGTGTATGATCTACAATGTGGCCTCTCCAACTGGAGTCTTTTTGATGCCTTGTGCTTTTTTCCAGATGTTAGGATCTAACGTGACATCTGAGATTAGGCTCTTACGAAGATGGTTGAGAGCAGAGTTCGGTGAACCAATTGAACATTTAAGAGGGAAAATCCTTCGAGGACGTTATTATGATCCAAATGTTTCAGTGCTCAGTGTAGGTTCTATGCTGCGCTGGGCCGGTTTGTCGGATTATGTTTATCTTCATTCGTGGCTAGACGGTGTTAAAATCCCAAGGCTAACTAATCGACAGATAGTTAATTATGCCGTGGAGCGAAAGCTCTATGAGGGAGCCGCGATAAATAATGTAGGGCTTTTGTCGTTTCAGAAGCATGTATATAGTAAATCTAGAGCATCTAGGGCCATGCGCCCTAGTATGGCCTTGGTTTGTTTCATGCTTTTGGTGGCGGCCCGAACAATTAACATGCAGGAATATAGTCCACAAAGCCCGCTTACTGATATGATCCCTACTTATGTGGATTATGGTATAACGAGCGCAAATCAATTGGAAGATATAGGCATGGCTGAAAGATACCGGTTGAGTTCCCATCTTTTGGACATGGAATGGCGTAAATGTCACCACGTACAATCTAGGGGTGAACCGATGTCGCAGCGTTGCGTGCTACTCATGGGTCTCCGTGAAATACCGGCTCCAGATTACAATTCATTTAATGAAACGACGCAGTGTGCTAGAAACAATTATGCTAAGGCTACTGAATATTTCTTGTTTTATTATGAGAAATTGCCCTTGTTGGCTGAAGTTGCTTTTGAGCGATTTTCTAGGTTCGATTTAGAATCAGTTTTTGTTTATAGACTAGGTACTCATTTGTTTTCTCACGTTTACGATGGGTATTTGTGTTTGTTTTGTTATGTTTGGGTTGCTAGTTGGAGTTTCGTTCTCCTTTGGTGGCTGACAGCATTCTTAGGACATTGCATATGCTTGGCGTATGGCAGTCTTAAGGACAAGACGAAAGAATCAAAATTTGGAAGTTTTATTAGGGAGATCTTTGCTTCTCTCGTTGCTTTCATGAGTTGGTTTGGTAGTTTCTTGTTGATGGGAATGTTTGTGGTTTTTTACCCTTTTGTCTTCATGTTTAGAGCGTTATGTTCGGCCCTTGCTGTTCTGG